CTTCTTTTGGCAAGAATTTTTCAAATTTTTCAAATTTTTCAGTCAATTCTTTTTCTGTATTTAAAAAGGCTTGATATATTTTTTTAACAGTTGCTTTTAAAAAGTCAACATTTCTGTCTTTTTTTGAAATAACTTTTTCCCAATCCCATTGGTCAACATAAATTGAATGTGTATTATCCAAATCTTCATCTCTTCTGATGGCATTCATATCCGTATAAATGCCTTTTCCATTTTCAACACCATACTGCTTTAATGCGATTCTTTTCCATTTTGCAAGTGAATGTACAATTTCCAATGTTACATCTGGCATTTCTTTCATTTCAAAAGCCACAGGCCGTTCGATACCGTTTAAATTATCATTTATCCCAGCAGCTCTTCTAACAAACATCGGTGCTGAAATTCTCGTTAAATCCAATGCTTTTGCAAGTTCTTTTTCAAAGCAATCTTTTGTTGCTTTTATAGCAATTTCTGTTTCCATGATTCCATATTTTGGATCATAATTTTTTGGAATTATAGTTTTTGACATATACTCTCCTTCTTTCTCAATTTTTTATTCTACCTATAGATGTTATCAAAATTATTATCTATTGTCAAATTTTTTTAAATTGAGCCTATTTAAGTTATTTTTTAAAGAAATAATCCTTTTTTCTATTTTTCTAAATGGAATTTAATATAAAATATTGTTTTTTAGTATTAATATTTGAATTAGTTATAAATATATATTGTAATGATTATAAGAGATGTGTATTTTATTAAAGTTTTTTCTGAGACCTAGAAACTATTTAAAATATGGAAATCCCATAGATACGTATATTTGTCATTTTATAAAATTATGTACAAAAATGTATAATTTTTTAACAGTAATATACAAGTAATATACAAGAAAAGTTAAAAAAAAGCTGGGAACTATCCCAGCACTTTAATTTATTTTTTCCAATTCTTTTCTCATCTTTTCAATATTAGTATGTGTATATCTCTTAGTCATGCTTATATTGGTGTGCCCAATCATTCCAGTTATAGCACTCTCATTATTTGACACATCGGTTATCATTGTAGCAAAGGTGTGTCTGGTATCGTGTATGGTGTGCTCCATTCCTAATTTGGACATTATCATTTCAAATTCATTTTTCCGGAAATTGTTGTATACATAATAATTTTTTCCCGTTTTGTTAGGAATGAGATATTCTGTTTTGTTTTCCATCCGTTTAATTACAAGTGGAAGTATTTTTGGATGTATCGGAATTATACGGTTTTTTCCTGCTTCGGTCTTGCTTCCTCCAGTAATTATGTTTTTTGTCAAATCCACATTTGACTTTGGAAGTTTCAGAAGTTCATTTACCCTCATGCCGGTGTAAATTAATATAAGTATGACATCCGCATATCTTAGTTCCTTAATGTTATCCCAAAGCAGCGATATTTCTTCTTCAGTAAATATCTTCCTAACTATTTTAGCCTTATGCTTAGGGAGCTTAATAAATTTACTGTAATCCTTGCTTATTATATCCATTTCCATAGCCTGCTCAAAAATCATGTTTATGTAGGATTTTACACGTTTAAGAGTTCCAGTTGCTAAGGAAAGGCTGTCAATAAAGTTTTGAAGCTCCACCGCTTTAATACTGTTTATCTTTTTATTGTGTAAAGGCTCCAAATAATTGTAGTATGTCCTGTATGTCTTCATAGTTCCTGCTTCTATTCGGTTTTCTTTTTTCTTCATGCACATATCCATCACCTCTTTCAATGTTATGTCGGCTAAATGGACATCGTATGGGTTGATATTGTATTCAGCAAGGGCCTGCATGGCCGCTTTCCTGTTTTCAAAATATCCTATATATTTAAAAATTTGTTTTCCTTTATCGTCATAGCCAGTTGTAATTCTGACACCAAAGGGTTTTCTTCTCCTTTTGCCTAGATTGATAACTGAACCGTATCCGTTTGGATTTTTCATAAAAAAATCACACTCCTTGTATTGAATTTTAAAGGTTTGTGTGATATACTTTTAATGGTGTTTGTGAGTATATCACATTGCTTAGTCCCTATTGCCGTAGGGACTATTTTTTTTATTCCTTCTAAAATTTTAGTTCTTAATCTCATTTTTACGAATCCTATTGCCGTAGGATTATTTTAACCTTAAATTGCCTAATTTAGAATATTCTGCACTTTTTTCAATCCCAATATAGTTCCTGTTTAGTCGTTTACATACTCTTCCTAATGAAAATGAACCTGCAAATAAATCTAATACAACACTGCTCTCATTTGAACTAACTTTTACAATACGTTCTAATAAAATTTCAGGTTTTTGAGAAGGATGTTCTACATATTCTTCCATTTTGAATCTCACTCTTGGAAAATGCCAAACATTTCCTGGAACTTTTTTATCATTATACGGAGCAGGTGGACTTTTTCTATAGTCAATTAATTTTCTTTTTGCTCCTGTTTTAGTTTCAACTAAAATATCTTGATAATTAAATGTGTACTTATTTTTATTTTTTACTGCAAAAATTATGGGTTCATAAAGAGAACCAAAATGTTTTTTTGCTTGTACACCTGAACTATCGTATTCCCATATAATTCTTGATTTTATATGCAGTCGTTCTCTTATGAAAATATCAAAATATGCATAAAATTGTGTTGAGCACATAAAATACAGAGAGCCGTCTTTCTTTAACTTATTTATACCCAATTCTAACCACTGATAACACCAGTCTAAATAATCTTTTTCTGTATTCCAGAAATCAGAAGCTCCTTTATATTTTTTATTCAAATTATAAGGAGGATCTATAAAAATTAAATCTATTGTATTGTCTTCTATCGTGTTTAAAGCTTCTATAACATCTGAATTTATTATTTTTATCATAAAATTTCACCTCAAATTATTATATCATAATTTAAGCATTATGCATAGACACTAAATACTCTCTATTAACTACATTTTTTTCTATAAAACTATGAAAATTTTCCATTTCCCCAATTATTAAATTTTTCATAATCTCAATATCCAAAATATCAGAATAGGTATTTTCTTCAGCTTTCAAGCCAGTGTGTGCTATTGAATTTCTATTATGCACTAATTTTTCCAAATTTGTTTCAAATACATTAGTTTCATCTATTAAGCTATAATTTAAGATGGTACAAATATTCTTATAATTTTTAAATTTTAAATTGCTTTCACTTCCTACTGTATATTTTTCAAAATATTCGTCAATTTTTATTTTGAATTTAGAACCTTTTGAAACCAGATCAAGTATCTTTTTTTCTTGAAAAATATTCTTGTCAACTTTATATGTTTTTAAAAGACTTTTTAAATATATTAATAAAAAATTTTCAGTAAGTTTAGATAAAACCAGTTTTTGAGATATAATGAATGAAAAATATTTTATTGTGTATTCTTTTATGAATCCTTCCCAATGTGCATATAATAGTAATATGAAGGATTTATTTAATATTTCCGCAATCCCCGAACTTTGACAACTCTGAATGTACATATAAAAGTCTGTTATCTCTTTTTTTCTGTTACTCAGAGCAGTGGTTAATTCAAATATTAATTTTTCATCAGGTCTACTTTTCATTATATGTTTCTCCCTATTTCAATACCGCTGATAAATTGATCTACTACGTTTGACCCTCTATTTGCTTTTTTCTTATATCGTTCGTCATTCTGGATTCTGTTCATTACTTCTGGTAAATTTATATTTTCACTAATATGCTTATGCATAAATGAAATTACACAAATGTATAAAAAAGGTGAAAATTTCCTTCCGTTTGCAAAAGGTTTTATAGGTACTTGCCTGTGTATGATTTCAAATAAGTTCATTATGCTTTGTATATCTTTTATTGCTTTACCATTCTTTAAAACTTCTGTTATGCATAAATCTATAAATCTATCACGTGACGAGTAGTTATTTTTAGCTATACTTTTAAATATTTCTATCCCTTTTTTACCTTCAAAATCAATATCATTATTTATTATAATTGATGCATAAATTAATAGCTCACTTCTATAGTCTTCTGAATTCTGTTTAGGACTAATGGTTAAAACATGTTCGCATAAATTAGTATCTTTAAAAGTTTTAATTTCTTCATAAAATTTATTATCTAATTTTGAAATTAAAAAATTTCTGATTTCTTGTGCAGATAAAGTAATTCCACCCGTATTAAGTCTATTAAAAAGAGTGTATTCAGATTCTATATTTTCAGATACGAATAAATTAACATCAATTCTTCTCATGTCAAAAAATTTGAATACAGAACTCGAATATTTCTTTTTTAATTCGCTGTATGTTTTATCGTTTAATTCTTTAAGAATTTCTAAATTTTTTAACGTTAAAGGTTTTTTATTTTCTAGATTTCCGTAGAACCAAAGAATACTAGATATTCTTTGAACACCATCTATTACTTCCCAATTTCCGTTTCGGACTGATACAAAAATAGGTGGAAGTGGTACTCCTAACATTATAGATTCAATCAGCTTACTAGCTTGTTCTTCAGTCCATCTAAATAATCTTTGGTAAACAGGTGTTAAATTAATCTCTGAGTTTTGATGCATGGTTATTAGTTCTCTTAAACTCATTGAATATTTATCCTGAATATATTTATTTGAATTTGCATTCAAATATTCACTAAATTCTCTCTCGTCCATTAAATCACACTCCTATATCATAAAATTTTTTACACAACTTTTTATAGTTTTGTAATTTTAATTTAGATTTATTATCTCGAGATTCCTATTTTTTATAGATTTACTGTCTCGAGATTTTTACTATAGTGTATCTGATAATAAACCAATAATTTCTCCACATTCAACAAATATTCCGATATTATTATTCGTTTTATCCAAAGCTTCAATATCAGAAATTATAATTCCCCCAATATAGTACCTAGAATTCCCTAAATTATCGTTAGTCATATATACCACAGGGCTTCCGTTGAACATATGGATGTTCCAAGTTGCAACTACAAAATCTCCTGTATCAGTTCTATCTAAAAACACTAAGAAATTATTCGATATTGGTTTTTTAGAAGTTCCACCTAAATAACTGTATGTAATATATTGCGAATTCCATTGGTTTGGCGATATGAAATTGTGTCTCATGCAATATCTTATACCAATTAATATGTTCTTATTGTAGACTTTGTTTTTATGCATAATTTCATTTCCTGTTACTTTTAAATCGTTAAGAGGGATGTACATTAAATATTTACTTTGCCCAATATGAACGCTTGAAGGAACATTGAACTCTAATTCTTGGGTAAGATCCTTTCCTGAAATAGTTATAGTGATATCTCCTTCAAAATTTAATATTTCATTGTTTTTGGGTACGATAAGGCCCATTTCGTCATTTTCTCTAAAAAATATTCCTTGAGTAAAAATCTCATAATTTTTGTTATTTTTATTTAACATTATGTTCAATCCAACGATAGAATCTTGAGGATTGATTGTATTTGTACCATTATAATAGTTGAATACCATTGTGTTAACCTCCGTTTTTATTATTATTATTATTTTATGATGTTATTATAACTTGTTAGAGTCTCCATATCCATATTTATGAATTTGAGTAGCATTTCGTGAATAATAATGATCTTATCAGTATCTAAATGGTTTAACTTGTCCACTATATCCGATATTTTTGAATTTAAATCGTTATTTCCACCGAAATTGATATCCGACAATTTACGTTTTATATTTGTTAATCCTATCAAGTAATTCATGTCAATATCAAAAAATTTAGCATATGCTACTATGTGCTTGTTATCTGGAACAGCAGTTCCGTTTTCCCAACGGGACATCATACTTTTGTTAATTTTTAAATTAAATTTAGACGAAAGTTTTTGACATAAATCATCCATACTCAAATTTCTTTCAGGATGCCCAGTAGGTTTTCGTAATTCTTTTAATCTATCACCATATTTAAATTTAATATCTTGCACAAAAAATCACCTCCTTAAAACATTTACTATATTAATATTATATCATAAGTTTCATAAAAAGCAAGTTTTTATTATTTTTTTAAAAAAGTTGTTGACAAAGCAACTTTTTTGTGATAAACTCTTGTTGTCTTAAACGATAACAAAGTATTTAAACGAGAGGAAGTGAAAAATGATATGTATATTAGGTTGAAGCAATTCCTGATAGAAAAAAATATCAAAAACAAGGATGTAGCTCGCAAACTTGGGATATCAGAAGGTAATTTTAGTAGAAAAATTAATAATAGGAAAGGTGCGGATTTTAATTTGACTCAAGTACGGGATATATGTAAGATGTATAATTTAGATCCAAATATTTATTTTTTTTCTAACTCAAGTTGCTTAAACGATAACAAAAAAATCTAAAATAAGGATTATAGAGAAAAGGAGGAAATTTAAATGTACGAAATTTCAAATGTAAACGGAATGTCCAGCAAAGAAATTGCAGAAATTGTGGGAAAGGAACACAAAAATATTTTAGCCGACATCAGAGATGAAGTTGAAAAGCTAGAAAAACAGGGTATCAAAGCCGGGCTGATTTTTCAGCCGAGCGAATATCTGGACAAAAATAATCAGAAAAGGCCCATGTATATCCTTACAAAGGAAGGAGTACTTCAACTGGCCGCAAGATATAGCGCGGTAGTGAGATTCAGGCTGATTGAAAAAGTAACTGTTCCAGGAAATTCGGTATCAGTACCACATCAGTTATTAGCACAGGCACAGTACCTTGTCGATGTGGAGAACAGGCTCAGCACAGTTGAGGGCAATATGGCGGGTCTACAGAAAGGAATATCTAGGCTTGAACATAACGAGAGAAGAGCGGTAACAAGCAATCATCTGACTGTAATAGCCTACGCAAATATGAAAGGTATTAATCCTGGTTCATACAACTCAAGTTCTGTCGGGAGAAAGGCAACTAAACTCTGTAGGGACAGAGGGCTGTTGACAGGAACGGTTGTGGATAGTAAATACGGGTATATAAACACTTATCCTGTAGAAATTTTAGATGAAATATTTTTTGGGTAGATTAAAACAATGAGTATAGCAAACATCTAAAAAACGTTGACTGAAACGAGAAAAGGAGAGTGATTAAATTTAAAGATTTTATAATAATATTTATAGTTTCATATATTTTAGCAGAATTTAGAACATCTCAAGGTAGAACTGAAAAAAATATAGAGAAAATAAAAAAAGATTTGTATGAGTTAAATTATATCGAAACCCAGAGACTGATAGAAAATCAAAGAGCACTAGATATGCTCTCTGATATAAACAATGGTTTGCCAAAGAAGATAAGACGCAGTAAGTATAGAAATTATCCTTTTAACAGTTATAGGAAGTTTAAAAAATAATTCTTTACTAAAATACTTGACAAATAAATCTAAATCGTTCTCAAACCATTTGACAGGATTAATTATTTGATAGAAATAAATACTTTTTCTTTCTTCATAATATGATAAATTAAAATTAAAAGTTTTAATTATACCGTCTATGAGTTTACGCAATAATTTCTCATCTAACTCTGTAAGATAACCATCATTATGGTTCAGGACAAAATGATTAAATGGTTCTATTTGATGTGAAAAAATAACAATTTTAATACTTTTTGACATTTTCTGATTATAAAAATGTAGGTAATTGGATAAAGTTATTCTGAGTGAATTTAATTTTTCAGGATTATCAATTCCATTAGTATTAATAAAGTCAACAAACAGGTTATTTAATTCGATTAACTTCAAGTAAGTTTTATTTATTGAATTATAATTTTTAATCGATATTACAAGACCTGAAAACATTAGAATAAGTAAAGTAAATACATAAAACAAAAGTAACACCTCCTTTCAGTTATAAGTTGTTTTGGCGAATAATATTATAACACGAAAAGGGAGATAAAAATAAATATAAAAAATAAAGAAAGTGAGAGCAATTAAATGAACATATTAGATGAATGTGGACTATATAGAGTTTTTAAAAGAAGAGGGAATGATGAGGAAATGGAAAAATTAAATCAACTCTTGAATGAAAAGAACATCACAAGAGAAGATTTAATCTTAATACTCAAATGTCTGGTGTTGAAATATCACAATGTTTAAAATTTGATATTTTTAATAGATTGATAACTAATTTTTCCCATGTCCAAGGAATAAGCAAAATAAATGAGATCAAAAAGTTCCAAAACATCAAGAGAAGCGTTAAGCGAGTTAAGATATTTTAATATAACATCTTTCGATGTGGCTTTTTTAGGAAAATTTGTATCAAAATGAGCATCATTAGCAAAATCTCCAAACGGTGTCTTTAAATCTTTTAAAGATATAACCCAGTTATAGAATGAAATCATAAATAACACCTCCTTTCATATTAAGGTGGTTAGATTATAGCATAAAAATTTTTGAATTGTAAAAAATTGATGAGTATTGCAAACATCTAAAAAAAAATGTTGGATGGAATGTGGAATCTCAAATAAAGAAAGCGAGGTGGAAAAATGGAAGTAGATATATTAATACGTATAGATAAGGATGAAATAGAAAAGAGAATTAAAACAAAATACAATCATAAAATACGTAAATATCGCAATATAGCATTTTTAAGTGTATTAAATTTTATTTTATTTTTATCTATCACATCCTTGTATGGAAATAAAATAGATACCAGGCTACTGTATAGTATTTTTTTCCTGCTAAGTTTTTGCTTTTTCATACTATTAGATTTAGAATGTACGGATTGATGGTCTCAATCTCTTTCATCTAAATAGTATTTTATCAACGTTATAATAAAATAAACGATTGATAGCATTATAAAAATTGTAAAGATAAATTTTACTTCAATTATTTTAGAATGTCTTTTTTCTACAATAATTACAAGATAATTAATAAGTACGAATAAGAAATTCATGACAGAGGCTTTAATAATTTTATGATTTTTTGTAAAAGTAGAGAGAGCAAGGAACATGCTGCCTACAGTTAAAAGTGTGCTTAGTTCTTCTTCTGAAAATTCAATTTGATAATATATTGGAAGAAAACACACTATTATCAAGACTGCAAATGTCATCCAGAAATAATTAATAGGTTTATCTTTTAATATAGCTAAAAATATAGCTATATATACAGCCGCAAAAATTATTATAAAAATAATAAATAACACCTCCTTTCAGTTGTAAGTTGTTTTGGCGAATAATATTATAACATGAAAATGGGGATAAAAAATAAATATAAGAAATAAAGAAAGCGAGAGTGATTTAAAAATATGAATAAATTACAAGTTATAAATGACGAAAGATTTAAAATTTTCAGTAAAGAAAATTTAGGAAGTGTAAGAACAGTTTTATTAAACAATGAACCGTGGTTTTGTATAAAGGATATTTGCGATATTTTAGGATTAACAAATCCTACGGTAGTTACACAAAGATTAGATGAAGATGAAGTGACTAAGTTTAACTTAGGGAGTAAAGTTGGCATTACAAATTTTACAAACGAAAGCGGACTTTACACTTTAATTTTAAGAAGTGACAAACCAGAAGCAAAACCGTTCAGAAAATGGATAACATCAGAAGTTATTCCAGCGATAAGAAAAACAGGAAAATATGAAGAAAAGCCAATGACATCGGCACAGTACTTATTACAACAAGCACAATGGATGGTAGAGGCGGAAAACAGAATGAATAACATTGAAAATGATGTTGCTCAAAATAACCAAATCTTGGGAAATATGAAAAAAGACATAACAAGAATAGAGCATAATGAGAGAAGAACTCTGACAAGCAACCATTTAACAGTAATCGCTTATGCAAACATGAAAGGAATCAAGCCTAACACTTATAATTCAAGTGTCATGGGAAGAAAAGCTACTAAGGTATGCAGAACTAGAGGACTGCTTACAGGTACGGTTGTGGATAGCAAATATGGGCTTATTAATACATATCCTTTGGAAGTTCTGGATGAAATATTCTTTGGGTAGAAGGAGAGTAGTAAGTTATGCAGCGCCATAAATATACATACTGGACAACAGAAGAACTTCAGACATTAAGAATTTTAAGATTTGTGGAAGGTCTCTCGTACGACGAGATAGGTATTGCATTAAATAGAAATTGGCAATCCTGTTGCAATGCAGTTCATAAGTATTTCAAAAAAGAACTTGAAGATTATAAAAACAAGAAAAAATGTAAAGAAGAACTTATTTATGAATTGGCAGAAAAAGGAATTAAACGGGCGGCTATTGCTAAAAGATTGGGAATAAAAATACCAGCAGTAGATTATGCCATTCATATTAAAAAAAAATCGTTTAAGGGCTAAGTAATGGCAACAAACACCAAAAAAGATTAAGGGACGGCAATCCCAGAAAGGAAAAACTATGGAAAATTTGGAATCTTGGATAAATAAACAGGCTTCAAAATTGCAGTTGTCAATTAAAGAAACAGCGGAATTTATCGGAAAAGGTCAGCAGTATGTAAGAATGGGACTGCAGACAAGAAGACTTAAGTTTGGCTCTGCAGTTCAGACTAGAGAGCCGACTAGAACTAGACCACGTGGAGCTTGGGATTATGACATACAGCGAATACAGGTTGAAAGATATGTCGGCATGAGCTACAAAAAATTTTTGGAGTTAAAATATGTAAATTAAAGAAGGTGATGAAAAGTGAAAAAAAGAAACTGGGCATACTGGGGAATATTATGGGTTGCAGTTATGCTGAACAACACACAAGATTTTAAAGATGGGAATTTTGGAGTAATAATAACAACTATTGCCCTATACGCTGTCATAGGATTAAGAATTTACAGCTTTGTAAACAGTAAAGAGTACAAGAGCTGGGGCGGAAAGGATTAGGAATGAAAATGTTGACAACAAGAGATCTGATAAAGATATTATTTCTGGCAGTCACAACGATTATAGTACAATTAGAAGTTATTAGAGAGAATGGCTACTGGATTGCTGGAGGGAATTTAGCATTTCCCATATTATTGACAATAATACTTTGGTGGCCGTCATTCTTTAAAAAGATGTAAAAATGGAGAACAGTTATGAAAATAAAGAGAAAATTAAAAAAACAAGAGGAAAAGCGAGTGCTTGTATCGAAGGCAAAGGATTACACAAAATTCTCAACGGATGAAAATGAAAGAGCGAAGGTCTTTTCAATGATGGGCCTGTCAAATTTATGCAAGCATTATAGAAATTATTTTAACATTCCTGGAATTACAGATGGTAATCTCCTAAGAGGTGATACCAAAATACCAAAATTGAACGAAGAAAATACCTTGTGGTGCACCTTTGGACTTGAGGACATCATACAGAGAAGTTTCAGGATTGTGACAAGGCTTGTAAAGGAATATGACTATGAAGAGCTGCAGAACCCTAATCAGCGTAAGATACAGGACTTTAAGAATGAATTTGTGGTTGTAGAGTTTTCTAAAATGTACCAGGAAGAATTAAAAATTTTAAAAACTAAATTTGGCAAATATTTAAAAACTAGGTATAGAGATACTGAAACTGCGACAAAACAGATACTTGTGATATTTGCATATTACAACATTTTTAAGAGATTTGTACAGGTAAAACTAAAAGATTTTGACAAGAAAAATAGAATGTATATTAAAACATTTATTACAAAAACGGACAAGAAATTTGAGGAAATAAAAGAAGTAATTATAGAAGGTGGGGAAGCCGACTTTGAACAGGATGCTATAACTTTATTAGCATTTGAAGAGGCTGGACTTGAAATTGCCTGGGTTGGATGTAAAAGAAAAGAGGCTATGAAAATAAAAAATAGCCAGCGACTGTCTAACACTGGCTAAAACAGGATGAGTGCTTGTCTTAACTCATCTTAATTATAGCAAATTTAGACAATTAAATCAATACTTTGGAGAGAAGAAACTCCATAAAAAAAACTTGGCTGGCATTATACTTCCTAAATATTTATTAATAATGCAATTGTCATTTTTACTGATGTCAGCCTATTAAATCAATGAAAGGATAGAAAAAAATGGAAGATAAACTAAAAGCGACAGTAAAAACTTGGAAACTTCTGGAAGCTGTTAAAATTGCAGAAAATTTTGCAGAAAAAAAGAAGTTAGGAAAAGAATATTTGAAAGGGATATTTATAGAAGCGGATGAAAAGAAAAATGTTTTAATATTAAGAGCTTCGGATTCGGAAAAATCTGTAAGGATTGAAATTGCAGGAGAAATATCTGGCGGTGGAAAAGCTCTAGTTCCCTGTAAAATTTTTAAGGATCTGGTAAAAGGAATCTCCAGCAATGATGTTACAATCGCAGTTGAAAAGGATAAGATAATTGTTCAGACAAATGATTCTAAGGGAGAAATTTCATTGATAACAGGAAACCCTTTTCCTGACTTTGAAAGTGTAAAAGTGCCAGAATATTATTCGTTTCAGAAGGAAGACTTGAAAAATCTTTTTGAGAATGTAATGTTTTCTGCTTCCACAAATGTTGAAAACTTTGCTGTAAATTGTGTGAGACTTGATTTAGATGGAGAACATTTAAAGGCTATTGGGACTGATACCTACCGTTTGGCCTATGCAAGAGTTCAATTAAATCCTAGCCCAAATAAGCCTGAAAATTTTGGTGTGAGCATACCTCTGGAAACCGTTAAAGGACTTTTAAAAGTTATGAAATCTAAATTAGGTGCACCTGATGAAATGACAGCAGTTTCTATAGGAAAAAATGAAATATCGTTTAAATTTGTAGGAATAGAAGTTGTATCCAGGTTAGTTGACCTTGTTTTCCCAGATTACAAAACTATAACATCTGGCTTGGATAAAGATAGAACAACGGTACTCTTAGGCACTAAAAATTTTATATCCGCACTTAAACGTGCTTATTCTGTGGCTAAAAATTCTCTTGAATATAGAAATGGAGCGTTATTTAACTTCACACAGAACAAATTGTTAATAAAATCAAATAACGGACATTCAGAATTTAAAGAAGAGCTGGCAACAATTCAGAATGGCAATGATTTAAAAATAGCATTAGATGTGAAATACCTGCTGGATTTTATTAAAAAAATCAAGGACAAGACAGTAGTGATGAAAATGCTCAACAATAAGAGTACGGTACTTGTTAAAGGTGGCGCTAGTGATGACTGGCTTTATTTAATGATGCCTTTAGCGTTAAGAGATTAGGAGGAATATTGGAATACAAGGTAATACAATCAGGAAGTAAAGGAAATGCCGTGATTATTAATAACAATATTTTAGTTGATTGCGGAGTTCCTTATGCAAAATTAAAAGATTATTTGAAAGATATAGAATATCTTTTCATTACTCATAAACATTCAGACCATTTGAAAAAATCTACATTCAAGAGTATTAGGAACAAATGGAAACATATTAAGATTTATTCAAATTATGAAGTGGCTATGGAAGTTGGAAAAAGAGAACTGGAAAAGATTTTAAGTACAGAAATTAGTTATCAAATTGGAGAAATGGAAGTAATTCCTTTTGAATGCATACACGATGTAGTAACAACAGGTTATGTATTCAAAATAGGCGATAATGATGTAATTTATGCAACAGATACATCAACGCTTGAGAATGCTCCTAATATTAAATATGATTATTTCTTCATTGAGAGTAATCATGACGAGAAGAAGATAGAATTAATTATGAACGACAAATCATATAAGTATGACGCTTTTCAAAATGCTAAAAGACATCTTTCAACACAAAGTGCAAAAGCGTTCTACTACATGCATAGAAAAAATAGTGACAGTAAATTTATAGAATTACATAAAAGTGAGAGATTTTATTAAAAATAGAATAGGAGAAATAAATGGGAAAATTAGTTTTAACAAGAATAAGAAAAAGAGAATCTAAATCAGGGAATATTGCTGTAAAAGTGAGAACGGATACATATGAAATTATAAATAAAAGAAGCGACAGGTTATTCTGCTTCAAAAGTTGTGAAAATATTAGTGGATTATGCCTATGATAATATTGAATGGGAAGAGGAGTAAAAATATGAGTGAATTAATGAATATCAATGAAACAGGGATTGTTGAATTTAAAGTTGGGAAGATAAATTTTAATGCTTATGAGTATATAAAAGAGAAGGCATTAAATTTAAGTGAGAATTTAAAAAAAGTTGAAGTAACAGAAGAAAATATCAAAGAATCTAAAAAACTGATAGCAGAAGTTAATAAAGATGTGAAAAAACTGGAAGATTATAGAATCAAGATAAAAAAAGAGATGTTGAAACCTTATAATGACTTTGAAGCACAAGTAAAAGAGATAGTGGCAATTGTAAAAGAAGCTGATAACACTGTTAGAAGTCAAATACGAGAAATGGAAGAAACTGAAAGAAATAATAAAAAAGCTATAATCAAAGAAATGTTTGAAGATAAAGTGAAACATTATGATTTTAATGATGTGATAACTTTTGAGAATTTCTTTAAAGAAAATATGGCTAATAAAACGACTTCGCTAGATAAGCTGGAAAATGAATTGTCTGACTGGTTAGAACAAAGAAAAATGGATATTGGAGTTATAAAGAATCTTGGAGACAATGAAATTTTAAAAGAATATTTGGAAACATTTAACTTAGCACAATCTATTGAGAATGCAAAAGCAAGGGAAGAAAAGAATAAAAAAGTTGAAGAAGTTATGAAGAAAGCGGAAAAATCTGATAAAAAATACATTTTTATCATATCAGATGAAAAAGACGCAAAATTGACTGAAATGTTATTAAAAGAAAATAAAATTAAATATATTATGGAGGAAAAATAGATGGAATTATTAAAAGATTTAGAATTAGTACAAGTGGTTTATGAAAATGAAGGAAAAAGAGCAATTATGACTTTTTTACATGAAGAAGCTGGAGAAATAAGAGAAGTTAATTTTAATAAACAAAGCTGGTCAGGAACTCAAGCGAAGTTTGTTGATGATCCTGAAAAAGCTGAGAAAGTAGAGAAATGGTGTCAGGAATATTTTAATTGTGATTTTGATGATTTACATAATTGTGTAGGAGTTAGAAAAGATATTTATGATTACAATACATATTGCAGTTTGTGGGAAACAAGCTCAGTGGATAAGTTTACTGATGAGGAATTAGGACTAATTGACGAAGCTGTGATCAAAGAAATTAAGTTAGATGATGTAGGAATTAAAATTCACATTGAATACGAAGAAAAAATCTATGAAAACAAAATGGTGTACGCTAAATGGGTTGATGGAATGAAAAAATTCTTTATTAATCCTCAGGAAAAAGTAAAAAAGTTAGAACAATTTAAAAATAAATTTGGTGTAGATGTAGAAAATAAAAATGAGTTGATAGGTCGAACTGTAATGTTTGAAGTAAAAAAAGCTGGTGGTAGATTCATATGGGTAGATATTAAGCCATTAGTTAAGAAAAATAAAAAGAAATAGTAATTATATAAAGGGATGTCAAACGATGTCCCTTTATTGAAAGGATTGATGTATGGAAAATCTATTATTTTATGATATTGAGGTATATAAATATGACGCTTTTGTGGTTTTTAAAGATATAAATAAAAATACATTGAGAATATTTCACAATGATTTTGAAGAACTTCGAGATTTTATAAAAGGTAAAACTCTAGTTGGTTATAACAACTACTTTTATGACGACTTAGTTCTTACAAAAATGATAAGAGGTTGGAGTAATTATCAATTGAAAGAATTTAATGACAGAATTATCTCTGGAAATAATTCAGATAAGGAAGTGGATAGCTGCATAAATAGTCTTGACTGTTTCCAGCAAATTAATGTATCTAAACCAGGATTAAAAAAAATTGAAGGAAATATGGGTAAAATGATACTTGAAAGTAGTGTACCGTTTGATATAGATAGGAAATTGACAAATGAGGAACTGAAAGAAGCAATGTTTTATTGTGGGTATGATGTGGATACAACCATTGAAGTGTATAAACTGAGGGAAAATTCTTATTTTAAGACAAAAGAACTATTGGTAAAAAAACTTGGAAACAGTAAAGCTAAAAAATGGAATACAACAACTATTTCAGGAAATCTGCTTACCACTTCTGGAAAAATAAATAAATGGAGCAGTATCAGAATTGAAGAAAACCTATTGGATAAAGTTGATTTAGAAGTAAAGGAAATGTGGCTACAGTTGAATGAACCAGCATTTGAATTGAAGACCAAGACAATAACGAAAAAAGAGTTTGGGAATGATATTCAATTTGGATTTGGAGGACTACATGGAGCACCATCTAAGCCAATTAGAGTTAAAAATGTAAAATTATTAGATGTTACGAGCATGTATCCTAATATAATTATTCTGCTAAACGCTCTAGGCCCTGCTACTAGTAAATATATAGATATATTAAACCGTAGGGTCGAGATAAAACATAAAGACAAGTTAGAAAGCGACGCACTTAAATTAATTCTTAATTCGGTGTATGGAAACTTAAATAATCAATATTCTGTCTTAAATAATCCTCGTGCTGCTTATTCCGTATGCGTTTATGGTCAAATAGCGCTATATGAATTGTGTAAAAGATTGTCGGATAGTTGCCAAATAATTAATATAAATACTGATGGTGTGGCTTTTACAACTAACTCGACTGAGTATTTGGCGGTAAAAGAGCAATGGGAGAAGGACTTTAAATTAAATTTGGAAGAAGACAACTTTGATTTGTTTATTCAGAAAGATGTTAATAACTATATAGGTGTAAAAGGGGATTATATCAAATGTAAAGGTGGAGATGTTAATAAATTTAGTGGTGACAAATATTTCAGTAATAACAATGCTAGAATCATTGATATAGCTGTTGTAAATAAATTGGTGCATAATAAAGATGTACTTGAAACATTGATTGAAAATAGAACTAAACCTGAATTATATCAGTATATACTTCAAGCAGGAAGAACTTATCAAGGAACTTTTGACCAAGACAATAAGAAATATCAGAATATAAATAGAGTTTTTGCTTGTAGAAACAATGGAATTCAATTAAGTAAGAAAAGATTAGACGGTGGACTTGTTAAGTTTGCCGACGCTCCTGAAAAAATGTTCTTGTGGAATGACGATTGCAGTAAACTAGAAAACTTTGAGAAAATTGTTGACCTGAACCATTATTATCAAATTATAAACAAGAAATTGAAAATGTGGGAGATATAATAGATGTATATAGAGTATAAACCAGGTCAAAAACATGCTGCTAAAAATGCTGAAATATCTGATAATGATACTTACTTTAAAGACGCTGGTTGGTTGTTGACTGATGACGATTTGGTGGTCGATATAGACTGTTTAGACATTGAGACAATAAAAGTATTGCTAAAGTACTTTAACATTCGTACACGGACTGTATGGACTGATAGAGGAGTGCATTTATACTTCAAGAAACCACTAGGATTTCGTGGAGCTGCTAGAGTGTGTCCTCTAGGTTTTAAAATAGAATATAAACATACAGGAAACACTAAAAGCTGTACGATAAAAAGAAACGGAAAACATAGAAAAGTTGAAAGAAATGATGTGAGACAGGAATTACCTGAAATATTCCAAGCTAACAGAAAATTTGAAAGTATGTTGGGCCTTAGTGAAAATGACGGAAGAAATAACGCACTTTTTTCGCATCGTGCTAAGTTGGCAGGATATGCTGAAGAAAAAAGGATTCTCCATTTTATAAATCAGTACATATTTGCAGACCCCTTAGATGAAAATGAGTTTGAAACAATTATGAGGGATACTGGATTTGAAGCAACAAAAAATGGTGAATATTTGGTAGCTACTAAAATGATTAAAGATTTCAATACTTGTGTTTATAAAAATGAGCTTTATTGTTATAACGGTACTAAATATGAAAACGATGAATTGTCATTAAAACATATGATTTACAGTATGGTTGGAGACCAGAAGACTGCTTATGTGGACGAAGTTTGTAAACAAATGCTGTACAGAAGTAAAAAGATACCGCTAGATACTATTTTTAATATAAAATTTAATAATGGTGTACTAATAAATGGAGAGTTTATTGAAATTGATGACTATAAGGAATTTACTCCTTACTATGTTGAATTAGATTATAAACCTGAAGCTGAACCAGTTGAAATAGTTGATAATTATGTGGCTCAATTGACTAATAATGATGAGAAGTATAGAGATTTGCTATTTGAAATTTTAGCCCATGGTTTAATTACTGACCCAGAAGTGAAAAGGTCTCTAGCAAAGTTTTTTATTTTTGTAGGAGATGGAGGAAATGGTAAAGGAACTTTATTAAGTATTATCAGAAGTATTTTGAATAGAGAGAATTGTAGTGGGTTGAAGATAAAGCAAATGTCAGATGAGAGATATGCTTATAGTTTAGATGGTAAACTAGTTAATTTAGGTGACGATATTCAAGACCAGCCAATCAATGGCAAGGATATGGAGATGTTGAAAAATATTTCTACCTGTGACTATGTGGAAATTAGAAAAATGTTTAAAAATTCAACGTCAGCAGCTATGACTACAAGTTTGATATTTACATCAAATCACATATTGAAATCATGGGAAAAAGGAGAAAGCTATAAACGTAGAGTTCTTTGGCTACCTATGTACTCCAAACCAAAGAGAAAAGATCCAAGGTTTATTACTAAATTGACTACTCAGAAGGCTTTGGAATACTGGCTAAGATTAATTATTGAAGGGTATAAAAGATTGTATGAGAATGGAGATTTTACAAATTGTAGTATCGTAGCAGATTTTAACAGACAATATCATGAAGAAAACAATGGAGCTGAAATATATGTAAAGGATTTAACGAGAGAGGATATTATTGGTAAGACTAATCAGGAAATATACTTGGAATTTGAACAATGGTGTGAAGAAAATGATTTAACAGCGAGTAAAAAGATGTTAAGAGAGGCTATTTATGATATTCATAGGTTGAAAATTAAAGTTGTTAAGAGGAATAAGAAAACTTTTAGAGCGTTTCAACCAATAGATGAAAACAAAGAGTAAACAACAATTATTTTTAATCTATATTTCACATAAATAGAAAGAAAAAGAATTGAATTTTCATTAATAAATTACTTAAATGATGATTGAATTACTTATTAATATATATTATTTATATATAAGTAAGGAAAATCATAAATAACAGGTGTTAGGTTACAGTTAAAGTGAAACCTTTTACCCAAAGTGTAACCCAAACTGTAACCCAATAAAATGTTATATAACATATGTTATAATATATAATTTTTTATTATTTTTAAAGTATTATATTATATTTATATAATATATGCTACTGTTATATAACAGGTGTTGGTTACACTAGTTACACTTGTTTTCAATAAAAGTTTTTCTGGAAATTTGTTTGTTCTCAATTATGGAGAAGAAGTAGTATTTTATATAGGAACTTTAAAAAAGCAGAGTGTAACCGAAACCTTTCTCTGAAAGTATGATTTTTATTGGGTTTAAATAGGTTTCACTTTTTGGAGCTTGAAAATAAGGAAAATTTTTGTATTTTGTGATTTATTAGAATATTAATTAATATTAAAATAAAAGGAGGAAAAAAATGAAAAAGGAAAGTGTATTGGAAATAGAACGGGATGAAAGAGAGGAGAAATAGATGGAACAATGGGAAATGATGGCTAAAATGGTCAAGGAATTTTATTTGGCTTTCAAGCAGGAAGAATTTTTAAATAAGGATATGACAGAAGAGAGAGGTCATTTAAGAGATTTACTGCTTATGGAAGAAAAAACGGAGTACATGAAAGCAGAGACAGAAAATGATACGGTGGGGAAACTAGATGCAGTTGTGGATATGGCTTATGTGTATATAGGAACATTATTAGAGCAATGTAAAGGAAATATTGACATCGTTGTGAGAATATTATACTTTGATTCAATGGACTCAGAATTAGTAGGAATCTGTAATAAAATTGAAAAAAATAATTTTAATGGGATATTTCTTTTGGCATTTAAAGAAGTTCATCGTTCTAATATGACGAAATTAGATAAGAATGGGAAACCTGTTTATTATACGGAAGGCCCTAAAAAAGGAAAAATTGGTAAAAGCGAACTGTTTGAAGAACCAAATTTAAAAGAAATTATTGAAGGAGAATCAAGAACACATGAATGAAAAAGATATAGAAAAGATTGCAAATAAAATATTTTTTTTGGGAGATAAAGAAACGGAGTATCTTTTTAAATTAGAAGTAAAAAATGGATTTGATGTAATTTTACCTGAAGCATTTGAAGAAGTTCATAAAAGCAATATGAGTAAACTTGGTAAAGATGGGAAACCAATATTTCGTGAAGACGGTAAGATAATAAAAGGGCCTAATTTTTTTAGGCCAAATTTGAAACAGTTTATTACAAAATAAAATTTGAAAGGAAATATAAAAATGAGTAAAGAATTAAAAGCCGCAGAAGAAATGATAGAAATTATAAATTCTTTAGTAAGAAAAGGATATAGTGATGATGATATCAGGAGGTATTATAGAATGATGGGAGAATTGTGTGCTGGAGCTGGTGCAGTAAATGACACAAGTAAAGATAGTCAAAAAACGATTAATGAATTAATTGATATTGTTGAGACATTAAATAACAGAATAGAAAGTTTGGAAAATAGAATAAAAGTAAAAGTTTAATATTTGAATAATCAGGAGAAAAAGATGTTTAAAATATTATATTGTGAAGATGAATATAAATCAGTAATCACAAAAAATGTAGAAGAAGTACAAAGACTTATTACACAGACTGATATTAGACAAAGGTTGAATCTAAATAGACAAATGAATTTGTATAAAGTAAATTTTGGTAGTAACAATTTGACTGATGATGAAATTATAAATTTATTTGAGATTAGTAATTCAAAAAGAAGAGATAAACTTTTTTTGAAATTATATTAGAATTGGGAGAAAAGTATGAAAATACTGAGAGATAAGTTTTAAAGGAGAATCAAAAAATGGCAGAATTAAAAGAAGGTATTTTAAAACTTTTTAAGGAGCATTATGGGATGACAGCTGAAGAAGCTCAAGAATATTACAAGAAACAATTTGAAATAGTAAAGAAAACAGTAGTAAAAGAAGAGGTGGAACGGTTAAGGCAAGAATGCATGGATGTACTGGAGGAAATAAACAAAACAGGAAAAGTTCCTGAACTTATATTTTAAAGTTCAGTCGCAGAAAGTCGTTTTGGCTGGAAAAGTAGGTTTAAATATAGTGTTTATAAAGAAAAATGGCAGTCGTGAAAAGTCGTTTTTATTAGAAAAAAAGATTAGGAGGATAAAATGAAAATAGCAATATTGTTAATATTATTAGTACCAATTTTATTTTGGATTGTATTTATTTGGACAATATTTGAAAATGCGGTTGAAAGAATGAAAAATTATAATCTGTTTGGAATGTTGGCGAGTTTAGGTTTTGGAGTGCTTATGGCTTACGGATTGTATGAGTTTTTATTGAAAATAATAGATCCAGGATAAAATCATTTTGTTGAAGTCAACGAAAAGCATATTGCTGATGTCGGCAAAATGGTATAAAGAACGTTTGGATGATGTCGAGAAAACGATAAAATTTAGGAGGATTTGAAATGTCAAAAAAAGTAATAAGGATAGTATTTGCTTTTATATTTATAGTTATAGGTGCTGCACAAATTTCACAAGCTAAAGATTTTTTGGATTTAAGCAAATTAGTTCTAAGTTTTGCATTTGGCATGTGGGTATCGAAATGGATTTAAAATAATTTAAGAAAGGGATTTGAAATGAAAAAAATATTATTAGGAATTGTAATTTACGGATTGATTTGGATTATAAAGTTTTTTGCGATTAGAGTATAAAGTGGTATAATTAACTGTAATAAAAAGGTATTTAAGGAGGATAAAGAATGAGTGATATTCTAACAGAACTAATAGAAAACGAAATATTTATTTTAAGAAAAAAATTGAACACAGTTAATTGTGAAATAGAAGAAAAGGAAAGAGATTTTGAAGTAAAATATCCAAATTCATGCGTGATAATTGATTTTAGACTATTTGATTTATACAAAAAAAGAAAACGTTTAGAAAAAGAATTGTCGGAGTTGAAAGAATCTTTACCATGTGGTCGTGGTATTTTGTTTTAGTTCAGCAAAAAAAACATTGGCAAAAGGAGCGAGCAAATGGGAAATTATGATGTTTATGATTTAATAGGTGACAAAAAGCTTTTTTATGAAAATTTAACAGATTTCGGTTGGGAGGAATTTTATAAATTTAAAATAGATTTTCTAAAAGAACACTTTCCAGAAAAATTTAAAAACAAACAAGTGATTGTACTTTTTAAAAGAGAATTTACGGAAGAAATGGAATTAGAATTGATAAGAGAATTTACAGAGAAAATGATTCGAGAAGAAGGGAAAAGATTTCTTGAATTTGCAGCAAATTATCTAGAAGAAAAAGAAAAACAGGAACAAAAGCAAAAAGAAATGAACGAAAAACATCAAAAAAATTTATTGTTTAAAATTTTAAATTTTTTCAAGAAAAAACAGAGCTCAAACACTTGAAAAAAACTGATAAAATAAGGTATAATAAAGGGGGTGATAAAATGCTTAGTAAAGAGCAGATAAGTCAAATTGAAAATGATAAAAATATTTTTTTTTGCGTTGTAGAACTACTCAAAGTAATTTCGATGAAAGGAGAAGTCAAAGTGACTTTTAAATTCAAAGATAAGAAATTAAAAGGGAGAGAACTATGGAGTGATACAATAGAATAAAGACAAGAGCAAAAAGTTTGTGAGTCGATTTATATATAGATTGGAAACAGTCTATTTATAAGTCGGCTCTTTTTATTTTAATTTGCAGAAATGGTGGAAGTGGTAGACACGACAGTCTTAGAAACTGTTGGATTTATTCGTGCGAGTTCGAGTCTCGCTTTCTGCACCAAGAATGGAAGGGAAAATGTTTTTAATATTTATAGTTGGATTTGTGCAGTTCATAGTATTTTTAATTGTTCTTGAAATTATTTTTAGAGGTGTAAAAAAAGTATATAGCGAAAAGAATTAAAAGAGATTTAGAACTGCTAGATAAATTAGAAGAGATTGAAAAAGATATAGATAACAAGATAGATGGATTAAAGATAATGATATATGACAGATATCTTGATAGATGTAGAGTAGGAATGAAGAAACAGAGAGAAGAAGATAAAGGATTAAGAGATAAGCTAACAGAAATAGAGAGCAAATGTTCAAAATAGTGAGCATATCAAGCCAAGTTTAAAGCGAAAATAAAAAAAATGAAATTTTGATTAAAAAGGTACTTCTGAGAGGTCAAAAAAGAGCGAACGGGTTCGAAGCCCCAGAAAAAATATGGGCACAATGTTTTTGAAACTTTAGTTCCGTACCAGAAAGGCGGTGTTTATGGTAGTTAAGGAAGGTCAAATTGTAAGAGCAATGGATTTAGCAAAAATGCTTGGTGTTTCAGATAGGCATATTAGGGATTTAGCTAATGAAAATGTTGTAAAAAAAACGGCACAAGGAAAATATCTGCTTTTAGAAAGTGTACGTGGGTATATTGAGTATTTAAAATCTAGGAATGATGCTGATATTAGTTTAAAAGACGAAAAGATTAAGGAAGAAACTAAAAGGATTATTAAAGATACCGAGATTAAGGAACTCAAAATTAAAGAATTGAAAAATCAATTGCATTCAGCTGATGTTATTGAAAAAGTAATGACAGATAGCCTTATAAACATGAAAGGTAAATTGCTTTCTTTATCTAACAAATTAGCACCACAAATAATAGCATTGGATAATCTAGGAGAGATTCAAGATGTTATCCAAGATGGAATATTCGAGGCATTGGAAGAACTTAGCGAATATAATCCAGAGATGTTTAGAAGTAAAAACTTTGTTGATGATGAAGAAGAAGAGGAAATGGAGGTTAAAAATGAAAAAAGAAAGCGTGGCAGACCTAAAAAGAGCCGATGAATTATTTAAAAAGATTTTTTCAGTACTGAAACCCCCACCTAAACTTACAATTGATACTTGGGCTGACAAATACAGGATTTTATCAACTAAGACTTCTAGCGAACCAGGACGATGGAATACTGATAGAGTTCCATTTCAAAGAGAGGTAATGAGAGCAATATCAGATAAAAGGACTGAAAAGGTTGTAATGATGTATGGAGCTCAACTATCTAAAACTGAAATACTTATGAATACATTTGGGTTTTATGCTGATTATGATCCAGCTCCAATCATGTTTTTAATGCCTACAAAAGATATGGCTCAAGATTTTTCAAGCACTAGGCTTAATGATATGATTTTGAGTACTCCACAACTTAGAAACAAAATAATTGAGAGTGATAATTCAAGGGATACCAAAAGACAAAAGGAATTTGCTGGAGGTTATATAGTTTTGACTGGGAGTAATTCTGCAGCAGAGCTGTCAAGCAGACCAATTAGGATTTTATTAGCTGATGAAATTGATAGATTTCCGTCTAATGTAAAAGGCGAAGGTGATCCGCTTAATCTGGCAATTGAAAGGACTAAAACATTTTGGAATAAAAAAATTGTGCTTACAAGTACACCAACTATTAAAGGTGGGAGTAGAGTAGAACTAGAATACGAGAATAGTACAAAAGAAGAGTATTATGTGCCATGTCCAAAGTGTGGTGAAATGCAAACATTAAAATGGAGAAATATTATGTTTGAAGATGTGACGCACAAATGTGAAAAATGCTTGGAAACTTCTAGTGAGTATGAATGGAAAAGAAATCTTATTAAAGGAGAATGGAGAGCACATAATAGCGAAGTTGACAGGTTTCAAGTAAGAGGATTTCATATTTCAGAACTTTATAGTCCGTTTTCTAAATGGGATAGCATTATTAATAAATTTAAAGCAGCAAAAGGCGACGAACAATTGATGAAAGTATTTGTCAATACAGCTCTTGGGGAATGTTGGGAAGAAAAAGTTGAAAGATTTAACTTTGAGGAAATACAGGCAAGGGCTGAAGATTATGGAGAATACTTGAATCATGAAGATGGAACATATGAGGAAGTAGAAATCCCTGACAGGGTTAATGTGCTTACGGCTGGTGTCAATGTTCAAGATAATAGGCTTGAAGTTGAAATTGTTGGATGGGCAAAAGGTGAAGAAAGCTGGGGGATTTATTATAAAGTGATTATGGGGAATCCTGCTTTGCCTTATGTTTGGAATGAATTAGACCAAGTTCTGATGAAAGATTATTCATATCAGAATGGGGAAAAAATAAGAGTTGCTTGTGCTTGTGTTGACACAGGTGGGCATCATACTGATGATGTTTATAGGTATGTAAAAGCAAGGGAACAACTGAATATATTCGGCATAAAAGGAAGTGGAGAAACTGGGAGACCTCTTATTTCACGACCTAGCAAAAATAATAAAGGAGGAATTTCTTTATTTGTTTTAGGAGTTAATACTGGGAAAGATACGATAATGAGTAATCTTAAAGTAAAAGAACCAGGAGCTAAATATATGCACTATCCAAATAACCCTAAACGTGGATATGATGAAGTTTACTTCAAAGGGCTTACATCTGAAATAAAAGTTGTCACATTTAGTAAAGGACAAGCTAAAATCGAGTGGAAAACAGTAGGAGATAAAAGAAATGAACCGCTCGATATTCGGAATTATGCACAAGCTGCATTAAGAATTGCTAATCCAGATTTAGACATTAGGTATTCAACTGATTTGTTAAATGGATTAAGAACACAGAGAGTTAGTAGAAAAAGAAAAATACTGTCGAAAGGAATTAAGTAAATGGGAAAATCGAATTATTCAAGAGAATATATTTTAGAAATGATAGTTGAATATGGTAAAGCTGAACGAGCAGTTTTAACAGGAAAAAGCTACAAAATTGGGACAAGAGAACTTACTCGAATGGGAATAGATGAAATAAGAAAAGGGAGAGCTTATTGGGAAAATGAATTACAAAAATTAAATAGTGTTGGAAAAAGAAGAGTTAGAAGAGGAGTTCCTAGAAATCTTTAAGTTAGAAAGAGAGGTGTGATATGAATTTAATTGACAATTTAGTGGCGGTATTTAATCCGCAAAAAGGAGTAGAAAGATTTAAGGCAAGAAGAAAACTGGAAATTTTAAATACTGGATATTCTAATCACGGAGCTTCAACTACTAAAAAAGCAATGATAGGTTGGCAGAGTACTGCGGGCGGTGTAAAAAAAGATATCTATAAAAATCGTAAGAAATTGATTGAGCGTTCAAGAGATTTATATATGGGAACTTCTGTTGCAACTGGAGCATTAAAAACTATTAATACAAATGTTGTAGGAAGTGGATTGAAATTAAAAGCCGCTATTGATAGTGAGACAATAGGAA